TGTAATCAACCGCATCTGCTAACAAATTAAACCCTTTGCTCTTTACTTCGTAGCTATCCGTTCGTGCTTTAAAGAATGTTAGGTATTGCCAGCCGCCTTTTGAATTTATAAACGCACATTTAATCGGAGTGTAAAGACAATCGTCTCCGTTTAAAAAGTAAATAAAAGGTTGTGCAGGTACACTTCCTGAAGTATCGTATCTCACTTGTACGCTATTACCGTTTTCAAGTCCAGCTGCTGCAGTTCTATAAGGTACTTTGTACATATAAATTCCAGAAGTATAACCACTACCAATAACAACTACATTTTCAATCGTTGTACCTGCCAAATTTCTATATCTGTAAATTAAATCATACGTTCCAGTTGTAAAATCAATCAGTAAATTAAAATATTGGTTATTATCAGAACGATAAATATTTACATCTGGATTCGTTAATAAAACAACATCAGATTCAATACTTTGATTATAACCGCCTTGATAATTATTATATCCATTTACTGCAACAAACTCTTGTAATTCTAATTCAGTCCATTCATCTGTTAAATCTACTTTCCAATACGTTGTAACTTCAACCTTGCGCCACATATTTGAATCTTCATCAGTCGGAGTGATTGCGCTCGGTGCGATGTTCTCAATTTCATCTTTTATGTATGGGGAAATATTAAACCAGCAATCTCGATTAACTGTGTCGGGGATTTGCTTTTCAAGTGTTACGATTTTATTTGGTAGCACTCCTGCAGGGTCAATTATATCAACCACGCATTTAGTGTAAACTTGCGTAGCTTCATCAACTAATATCTTATAAGGACTTCGTACAAATATTACTTTCATTTTATATCTTTTAAACTTGATTCCATTAAACTTTCAACATCCAATGCAAATGCTTCTATTAATTCTTTATCTATGTATTTTTTATATCCTGCTTCAAATGGTGTAGTAAAAAATAAACTAGGTCTTAAACCTCTATTATAAATATTTCTAGCTATTATGTTCGCTATTGTTTTATAATTACCTTGTTTAAACTTTCCTTTGTCATCTCGCAATCTTATATTTTTTCTTTTTGCCCAACCCTCTATTTTAGTTGTAAATTCATTCCATTGACCTTTATAGTTTCCACTACCAAATTTAAAATCTGAACTAGGTGCTTGTTGTCCTTTTATCTTTGCGTTTTTAGAAACCTTTGAAGGGTCTTTTCCTTTTACACCTTTATCCTGAAATTGTCCGTATATAGGCATTGAAAAATTAACTCCTATACTATTAGCACCTACAAATACATCTCCCTTTATTTCGTTGTATAAATTACCTGTATCTCTTTTACCACCTTTAGTTAAATTACTTCTACTTTGTTGTATAACGTAATCTCTAAACTTTTCTAAAGTCAATTTTGTTTTCTCTATTTCACGCATTAGCAAATAGTTGTATCGTTTGCAGTTTCTAAATTAAAAGTTATAGTCCAACCTACTAATTTGTTTTCAAACCTATCACTAAATGCTTCGTAGTTTGCAGTTCCGTTTAACTCATAACCTTTATTGTATAAATCACCTCTACGCATTGATTCAACAAATCTTTTACCTAGTTCTAATTGTGTGTTAAATATATCCTGCTCATTGTCATTGTCTAACCACAAGTCAGTTGATTCTTTTGGTGATATATCGCAAACATCCATAAGCAATACAGAAACGTTAAATATATTTGTATTACCTAATGCTGATTCTGTTACTGTATTAACTATAACGTGTGCTAAAGGAAATATAGTTACTTTGTTTAAATCTACATTAAACAAGTCGCCAGTAGATACGTTATTAATTATACCATCAGCTTGTAATGATTCTTTTATTGCGTCTGTAATTCTGTAATATGTATTCATTATTTTATTCTTTCTAGTTCTAATTTTTCTTTCTCAAATGTCAAATATGTAAACGCTGCGGTTAATCTTAATTTAGAGACGTTTTCAAACTCAAGGATGTTTCCTTTAGCAAGTGCGTAATAGCTTGAATACCATCCCCACTTAACTCCGAATTGGGCTTCTCTAGTAAACGCTGAATCTGTTTGTCCGTCTCCAAAAAGTTCACCGTATAATTCAACAATTCTGCTAGTAAATTGAAAAAAAAAACTGTAGAACTTAATACAACATCCAAAGGCATTGTCTTCATTAACTCACAGCGTTCTTGTGAGCCATTATATTCTACTATTGTATAGTTGTTACTTAATTTATTTTTTATTGGTCTGTAGAGTACCGCCATAGCCCTGTGCATATTATCCCAGTCAGATATGTATGTATCTAAATCAGTATATTCACCTAAAGTAATTTCATCTAAATTAGGAATAAAACCATACTCAATACCATTGTGTTTAAAAGTTCTAATTAACTTATCTGTATTAGTTTTAAATGTTTCTTCTAATCTTAAAAGTATGTCGTTAATATCTTTCATTTTCATTAACGATACTTCAAGCAAAGATACACCGCAGAATATTTCAATCATTTTGTGATTCAAAAACGTAGTGTCTTTATTGTCTTTTGCTATGCTTAAATATCTTTGATATTGCTCTAATGTTATTTCGTTTAGTGAAGTAGGGATTGTAATACTTAAATTCATATTGTATTTTTATTTAATAATAAAATAAACTCTATTTTGTATTAAGCAAAAAAACCCTTACATTTCTGTAAAGGTTAATTCAAGTAGGTAAGGCAAAAAAGGTATTATAGTAATTCTACATAAACATTTGTAAAGTGTTGTTTGTACTTCTTTTTAAATAACTGTTCTGCTCTTGCTGGTGTAGTTGCGTGTATGGTCTGCGTAATAAAATCTTTTTCGTCATCAAATCTAAACCAACCTTCAACTTTATATTCTTTTATAATTTGATAGTCAGGTATTGAATCTAATATACTATTGTTTTCTTTTAATTCTGTGTATTGGATTCCTTTAATATAGTTTGCACCATCTTTTATCCAAATTACGTTATTTCTGCCTTTGATTATTTGTTTTTCCATTTGTTTTTGTTTTTAATTTTTCAAAAAATAATATTTGTTCTAAACACCATTCTTTAGAATATGTTTTTACATCAAACCAAAAAACAACACCATTATATCTTTGTTTCCAATTATTAATGGCATTGTCTATTATTGTTAATTTATGCATTTAAAATTAATTTATAATTTTCTATTTGAGATTTGCAATTTTCAACATAACCTTTATTCCAAATATTCATTTTAATTGTATTTTCTAATCTTTCAATGTTTGTTTTAATTTCTTGAGTTGTCATAATTTCTGTTTTTTATTTGTTGTTATCTGAGTACAAATATACTCTAGTTATTGACAATAAAAAAACAATTTACAATTTTAACTTTTATTTAACTTTTCAAATATTCACTTGCTATCGCGTACATTGTCTTCATCTTTTTAATTTGACCTATATTAGCAGGTAATGCTATGTCTATTTCTACGCCTTTTGTGTGATGAATATAACATTGTATTGTCGCAATCATTTCTCCGTATGTCATTAGTAGATAAAATAAGTTCCTTTGTTTGGGTTTTCTAATTGGTATCCTACTGCATAACGTAACGCATCGATTAAATGGTTATGATTATCTATTGGTGTGTTGCTTTTCTTTTCTAACCAACAATAATTGTTTAACTCTTTAATCAAATTAATTGATTCAGGTGAAACTATCAAATCATAATCTAGTAATAAAGATATTCCATAAGTTACAGAACCCTGACCTTTAATTGCTGGAACTATATTTAACCCTGATGTTTGTAGTTCGCTTATTAATCTAGGTTCGGCACTATCAGCTACTATTAAAGCATCGTTTGCGTGTTGCTTATTTAAAGAGTGTATTTGCGACGTTGTTAGTGCAGGTAAACAAAACCTTTCATTAATATAAATTCGTTTGTTAGAAACGTCTATATTGCATTCTATTAATGTTGTTGGGTCATTACTAAAACCAAAATCTTGACCGAATACAGATTTACCTATTTGTTTATATTCGCCTATTGTCCAGTTCGTAAATATAACTCCCTCTGCTTTGTCTAACCATCCACCTAATATTTGATGTTTGTATTTTTCAGGTCTTCTTTCTTTTATATTCTCTATTTGATTTATAAACGATTCTGAAAGATTTGTGATGTTATCTAAATACGTTGTATGAATGTAAGTAGTATCGCCTTTAATTAAATTACTACCTGCTTGAATACCTTTATCCTCAAAAAACTTTTTATAAATAAAGTGTTCTTTTGTTGCTGGGTTTAATACTAATAAAACTCTATTCTGAATGCCTTTTGTTCTAATGCTGAAATCTATCTTTTCAAATGTTTCTTCATCTGTTAGTTCTTCTGCTTCATCTAATACCCACGTTGTAACACCAGCTAATGATTTTAAATTAGCAGTTTGTGTTCCACTACTCGTTTTAATACCTTTAAATAGTATTTTAGAGCCAGTTCTTAAGTTTACTATTTCATCTTTAGTTATATAAAAATCATTCGTTAAATCAGCTGATTCTATTTTGTCTATAAATTCAGGAATGATAGAAACATTTGCTGATGTTAATGTATAACGTGTAAACAAAATAACGTGTCCAACTTCATAAGTCAATAGCAACAGAAAAGAATTTAAAGAATAAGATTTACCTGAACCTCTACCGCCTGTAATTACAAAGTATCTACTTTCAGAACCTAGTAAGTTATACTTTTCATTCAGATTTATTTCCAATTTTAAATATGTCTTTT